GTCCACCATGTAGGTTAATAATAGGGATTAGGTCGGAAATATCAAATGTTGTAAGGTCTTCACCAGCATTTTCAACGCTTATAGTAGTCGCTGATGATAAACCACTTACATACACATCGTAGCCTCCCGTAGATTGTGCGGTGCTGAAACCGAGGACTTGCTTTACCTCTAACGGCTGGACTTGTCTTAGGGACATTCTATATATTAAACGCAAATAAAATAACTTACATATATTAGTAATGGAAGATACTGTAGAGGCTACAGAGCGTGTAGTAGATTACCCACTATCAGACAGCGATATAAACCATATCTTGAAACCGCCTACAAATATTATGATTTACTCTGCGTTAGAACTTGTAAATGATATTGACGAGATTTTTGATAGTCTTGGTCGGGTAATGCTCTTGTATCCAGTATCTTCTGAGTCTAACGGACACTGGGTATGTATGATTAAACGCCCTAACGAAATAGAGTTTTTTGACCCTTATGGTAAAGCCCCCGACACAGAACTTAAGTGGATGAGTAGTAGTTTGCGTCGTGAGTTAAACCTTGAGAAGCCAGTTTTAACACGGTTATTTGATGAATCTGAATATAAGGTCGTATTTAATACATACAAGTTCCAAGAAGACGATAAGGCAGTTAATACTTGTGGTCGCCACTGTATCGCCCGTTTAATGTATAAAGATTTATCGTTAGATGCGTATAAGAAGTTAGTGTTAGGAAGCGGTCTATCGCCAGATGAGTTTGTCGCTGGATTGACCTATCTTAAACTAAACAAATAACAAATGTAAAAATATATGCTTAGTATATAATAGAATGGCTTACAACTATCGCTCAGTTGTAGAAACCGTAGGTAAGGACACCGACCCCGATATTGTGTATTACAACGCCGATATAGTGGCTGACGCTAAAAGCCCTACTTCTCTTGGACTTGGCAAAGACCCAGCAATCCGCTTCCAAGAAACCCGTTCAACACCACTAATCAACGATATTAGCAAATACGTGTTTAGTATCATTCGCTTTACGATGGACGGTGCTGGTAAGGATTTGCCGATATTTATTCCTTCTGTTAATGATACACAAGCGGACATTAACTTAACTGATTACGCTATAACACTTGTGTATAGAGTGTATTACAAGAACCCGTCTTCTGGTGCTAATGAAGACCATACATTTACTACCCAGCGTTTCGTTATGTATAAGTCCGAAACCATAAATGCCCCTCTACCCCAGCCCCCGAATACGGTGCTTCCAGATGGCACGGCAGTAGGGCAAGACTTGCGTGGACGCTACTACTGGGTATATACATACGACCACTGGACGAACCTTGTTAATAAGACTATAAGCGATGCTATGAACGATTCAGTAGCGACAGCACCTATTAACGGCGGTTTATCTATACGGACGCAGTGGGCGAACTACTGGCTTACGGTAGGTGGAACTGCTGGTAATCAGCCAGTTCTACAAGGCTCTGCTCCATTCTTGGAGTATAACCAAGATAGTGGGCTTTTTAGCATATACGGCAACTCTTACTGCTTCGGCGACAATCTATCTGGCACACCAGTAAGCACCCCTCCACTTGCGACTGACTTTACGGCTTGGTCTTGGAATGGTGGTGTTCCCGTGTATGCGGATAATACCACACCCTCTACTAACCAAGGCACAGAGATAGGCGAACTCTATTTTAACACTAATATGTTCGGTTTATTTACAAACTTCAATAACTTATACTATGGTGACGAACTGCCTTCCGGCTTGGTTAATAAGATATTGTTTCAGCCCTCTGGGACTAACCTTGTCACCATACAACAGATAGGTGTCTGGTCGCCCACGATAGGTAATAGACCAGCAATCGCTACAAATCTAAGTCCTTTTGTTAAGATTACCCAGAACTACAATAGCACCTCCACGCTCTGGTCGCCTATTTCTGCGATTGTGTTTTCTTCTACTATGATTCCAATCTTCCCGGAACAAACTGGCACACCGCTGTCCTATGGGGAGGGTAATACAAATGCCCCGCAAGAATCCACCTCCGCCTTCGCCCCCATTATTACGGATATTGCTTTACCCATGGATAGAGCGGACGATTACCGTGGTTTCCTATCCTACACGCCTACTGGAGAATATCGCCTTTCTTCTTTTACCGGCTCACGCACGGAACTGCGTAATATAGACATACAAGTATTCTTTAAGAATAGAATAAACAACCAGTTATACCCGATTACTATGTTTAACCTTACAAGTGTTTCTATCAAAATGATGTTCCGTAAGAAATAATAAAATAGGAAAATGGGCGTTTTTTAAATATGGCTATAATATATAAAATGAGCGACTCCGTCCAGAAGATGTCCGTTTATGATGACCGCATCGTTCAGACTCAGCCTAAGTATGCGGTAGAAAAGGGAGCATTATCGCTTACGAACGCCCCCTTTACGGCACTCTCTCAGACTGCCTCCCAGCACACCTATAATATTAGCGTTCCTTCTGAGGGCGTATTTATTGATAGAGGTGTAGAGTGGAGAGCCAACTGTGCGTTAGGTTTCGTCGCTACACCCCTTGCTGTCAGCACGGGAACGCCTTGCGTTGTGTTTGGTCGTGATGTTTCCCTTGCTCCTTTCCCTCTTCACTCCCTCGTCCAGACTATGACTGCGACTATTAACGACGCAACTGTGACTATGAATACTGGAGATGTGCTTTATGAGGTTCTCCGCCTAACGGACTACAACAAAAATCGTATCCAGAGAACTTGCCCGAATATGCTTGACACATACGGCTCTTACAACGATGCTTTCCAGACAATCCGCAACCCTCTTGCGGACTTTGGGGCTTCTACTGGGCGTGATAATATCCCCAACGGTGCTTGGGGTCAGTTATACTTCACTAACCCCGCTGGTGTAGTGCTTTCTGGCAACGGCACATACGCCGACCCCCGTTCCGCTACAGCCGGTTTCGGTGCGACTGTGACATACACTAACGGCGTTCCCGTCCAAGTGGCTGGAACTGCCAACTACTCTATCTACGTCCAGTTCTACTCCAACGAGAAACTGGTGCTTTCTCCCTTTATCTTTAGCGACATTCACGAACTGGATACTGGTATGTTTGGAGTCCAGAACATCCAGTTAGTAATGAATATGTCTAACCCCAGTCAGTCCGCTACTTCTGGTCGTGTTCTCCGCTTCTGTAATAAGATTGTAGGATGCTCCAGTGTAGCCTATAACGATGCGACAGCGAACGGCTCTCCCTTCTCTGGCTCACGCATTAACGTCCAGTTCCTAACCCCTTCTCTTTCCATTCCTCTTCCCGCTAAGTCAATCGTGCCTTACTACGAGTTTCCCCGTTATGTTTCTAACCAGACGCTCGGTGGCATTACCAAGGGACAGTCCGCCCAAGTTCAGTCCCAGACCCTTACACTCCCTTGTATCCCCGACTTGCTAATCATCTACTGTAAGCCCCAGACATACGCTGGTGCTGGAACGGACGGCGACTGGTATTTACCCCTTACACAGATTTCCATTAACTTTGACAACTTCTCCGGTCTACTTGCCTCCCACACTACGGAGCAGTTATACCAGATGTCCGTAATGAACGGTCTTGAGATGGACTACAACTCTTGGCTGGGCTTCGGTCAGTCCGCCGTTGACAACGGTGCGACACCTCCTACGGCTACTGGCTACAAGTCCCAGTTAGTTGGTGGCTTCCTTGTGCTAAAGCCTTCTAAGGATATTACACTCCAAGAGGGACAAGCACCAAGTGTCGTAGGAAACTACACTCTCCAGTTTAACGCTACAGTCCTAAACAACAGCAACTCAGCCGTAAATAACGCCACACTATACATCGTGACGGCTAATAGTGGCTATTTTGAAACCGTAAAAGGCAGTTCCCGTGTGATTAAGGGTGTGCTTAACGAGGCTGATGTTATTAACGCACCTATGTCCTCTGCTGGAACACGTAGCAACCTTAACCGCATCGTCGGCGGTCGTGGTGCTTTACACCGCCTTGGCAACGTGCTTAACCGTGTTAAGGAGTATGGAGGCAAGGCTTCTGGCGGTGCGGTAGAGGGCGGTGGTCACGGCAGACCTATCGGCGGTGCTAAGAGCGGTGGTAAGCACAGCGGTGGTCTTGCCCAGCGTCTTATGGGACAGCACGGCGGAATGATGTAAATAGCGTAAAAATAATGTCTTTACAATATAGAAAAGAATGGCTACAAGCACCTCTTTTAAATGTTGTTGTTCTTGCCACGAATCACCCCTTTACCACTATCGCAAGACCCCCGACCTTTCACTCTGGTATAAGCATCTGGATACAGTCGTAGGCGGTAATGTGAAAGCCCCTACACACGTGGTAGGAAGCACAATAAAGTTTGAAACTATTTCCTCCGGTATTAATGGAGGCAGTCAGTTAAACTTAGCCAACATTCCGACAATCACCACTTTGGCAAATATGCCCCCTATTGAGGTCGCTGAATGTTATGAGTTTAAGTATTTCTAAAACGCTCCCCAATATTTGGATTTAATGTAAATAAAAGTATTTACATTAAGTATAAATGGAACACCCAGAGGCTTTTAAGAGTATTTACGAGCGTAAGGGCTGGGGCGAAGATATATGCGAAGATTATCCGGGTCAGAGTGGTAATGGAAGTAGCATGGAGTTTAACGAGGAGTATATCGCATTTTTAAAGCGATTCATAGGACAGCAAGGCATAAAAAGCGTAGTTGACGTGGGGTGTGGCGACTGGCGTTGTGGTAAGGCTATATACTATAAAACCGATGTTAAATATACGGGCTACGACTGCTACAAGCCCGTAGTAGATAGTCTTAATAAGAACTACCAGCCACTAAGCCGTTTCTGGACTTTTGAAGTTAAGAACTGCTTACTTGAAGCCGATACGATGGTAGAGGCAGACCTACTTATTGTAAAAGATGTATTACAACACTGGTTAGATAAGGAGGTGACCGATTTTCTTGATAAAGTGCTGTCATCTGGAAAATACAAATATATACTATCTATTAACTGCGACTGCGACGAAAACTCCAGAGAACCCCTTGGTTTTGTAGGCGGTTGGCGTAGGTTGGGTGCGTCCCATTTTATATTACAAAAATACGGGTTTATGTCGGTATTTAAATACCAGACTAAATCAGTATGCTTACTTAAGTGTTAGTTAGTAGGCTCTGGGCGTGTGACCCATAGTTCCGTTCGGCACATCGCACACTTGGGCTGGGTAGTAGCCTTTAGTGTAGTTAAGCACCGCTTACAGTATTTATGTCCGCAGTTAGTAATATCCAGTTCGCCCTTGGGTATTAGGTCTAAGCATATAGGGCATTCGTAAGGCTTACTTAGTGCTTGTGCCATCTCCTCCATTTCCGTCTTAAGGTGCTGGGGTATTTCACCGGCTACTACCCTTCTTATACGGGCTACTTGTGTAAGTGCCATTTCGTGGTTAGTCCGTGCCTCCTCGTAATACCTACACCATGCGTATCTGCGTTGAGCGTCCATCTTCTGTAGCGGGGTGCGTTGGTTGGCGTTGGCTGGGCGGGGCATCGTGTTATACTTACTACCGGGATAATAAGTTGGGGAAACAAACGCACTTACAACATTTTTACCAGAGCCGGGGGAATGACTCTGAGGTCGGCTGGGTTGCGGTTCGGTTTAGCATTAGAGCCTTGTAGGCTATAATATTAAACTGTATATACACTTACGCTTAGAAGCCGTAGGGGTTCATCGGTTGCCATCGCCCTTGGTCTACCTTGGGGTCGCTAAAGCCCCAGCCGGTAGAACCCATCGTCCCAGCGATACTATGGCACTTATAGGACTTGCCCCTACCGTTTTCGGGTTGCCATACTAAGCCCTCTGGTGTATCTATACACCTATAATACTTAGTAATATCCCTACGGTCGTAAGCCCTATAGTAGGCTTGGTGCGGTGGGCGGGTTTCCCTTACTGGTGCGACCGGGCGTTCGCATCTATTACACTCCTCTGGGTTAGGGCAGTTGGCGTAGGCGTGGGGAGCGTCCATGTGGTTATACACGTTGCCGGGATTATTTGTGGGGGAAACAAACGCACCGGGGTCTTTTTTACCAAAGTATATTGAGTGCCAAGTTGTTAGGGGAATATGGGTCATCTTGCCATTCGCCCTTTATAGCCCTATGCGACTTCTGAAAAACGCTACGCTTCTTATTTGCTGTCCCTTTGGGTATTTTGCCAAGTGCCTCTAAATGCGACCAGATTAGGTGGTCACCATACTCTACACGACCGAACATGCGTATAGAACCATCTGGTGCGGTTATACGGAGTTTATGCGTAGGGTCATTAGCAAAATCCAGCGTATTAGCCTTTTTTAGCCCCGCTTTACTTGCCTTCTTACGTGCGTCGCTAAGGTATTTAGCACAAGTATATTTATCGGCTTCCAGTTGCTCCTTAAACGCACCGCTACATCCGCAGTTGGCATAGGGCTTACCGCAAGAACCACGACCAAATATACTACCTACACTATGGGCTTTTAGTTTATCTTGGAAATAGCCAAATGGGTTAAACTTTTGTGCGACTTTCTGTAAGCCTTCGTCCAGCCAAGATATACCCACCTTAGGTATAGGCACGGGGTCTTTCTTTATAGGCACATTAACTACACGCACATTACGGGCATTCTTAGTCATTAGCCTATACAGCGGGTCGTCTTTATGCGATATACGCTGGTTCTTAGTATTATTGTAAAACTTACTCTCTACTGCTGGGTTAAACGATACAGCCTCTTCTATTAGACCATCTTGTATAAGATTATCTACTATAGCCCCTCCAAGCGAATGCCCTACGCCGAAAAACCGGTCGTTTGGATACTGCTGTCGTATAGCATTTACGATTGATGCGTCGGTTTTGTATCGTGGAGTATTGTTTAGATTGTTTATTGCGATAGAAGCATCAGCCCCTAAATCCACCTTATCGCTTGGAACAGTTCCACGCACGGCGATTACAATATTATTACCTTGTTTATATGCCTTAATAGTAGGGGTATTATACACTAAGGTAAATCCGCCTATATTTGCTGTCCCTTGGGGTTTATACGAATCTTCAGCCATTTGCCCCGCAATCGTATCGTTAGTAGGTAATGCCCCACCTTTTAGTAGCACTTTCTTTAGTTCTGCGGATTGGTCTTTTATTTCGCCGTTTAATCCAGCCTTGGAAGGGTGCTTTAGAACACCGAGCAGAGTTTTATGTTCTTTGACAAAATCACGATACGGAATATTGATGCCCTTACTACCCCCTTCAGCACTCTCACTTATTCCTACTGCCGACTGTTGCTTCTCCGCTTCAGTAAGGGTAAGCGGTTTATCGGAGAGGTATTTTCCGCTCTTAGTTCGCACCCTATAGCCGTCTGGAAACTTAACTATGTCATAAGGCATTTCTATATTAAATAGGTATATTAAATATACCCATTTAAAATGTAGGCTGATGTAGGGTAAATCGCAGAGTAGCCCTAGGAGGAACCGATAAAACCCCAGACCGCTGGAGAATCTGCGGAATAGCCTACATCACCTTACATAACGCTTATAAAGCTTGGCAATCTCCTCTTCGTTCTTCTTGTTCTGGTC